CGCAATGAATTGTGTTACAGGTTGTTCTATATCACACTTGATACACGTTATATACTTTGTCATGCCTGATACCTCGCTAACTTATAATCTAGGTCACAGATAATTTTACCATGCCAACCTGTAATTTTATTCTTGACAATGTTAAGATGACGCACACTATCTTCTCCATCTTTACCTTCAACAGGTGGGTTCTTGGCTATCAATATCATAACATCTGCCTCTGCTGCTTTACCTGTACGACTGCCTTCCATCATAGATTGGTTCAGTAATACTTTACCCTCTGCCTCTGCACTTAACTGTGACATATAAAAGACTGCACAGTTATATGCCTTACCTATCTGTCTAGCATGGATAGCATTAGCCTTCAATGCCTCATCCTGTCTAGCAAATCCTTGTGTAGTTGCAAACTTGTCTCCCATATCAAGGACAAGCACGTCAGGTTTGTATGCCTTGCAGATACTCTCAACCCAATTCATGTCCTTACTTGTGGCATCTTTGATGGATACATTCTTCTCCACCTTCTTCCACAACTCATGTGCCTGACTAGGTTTATCACGTATCTCGTGCATATTCATACCCACTGCTGCAGTTAGGTATCTTGCACCAACTCTCACTGCCTTCTCTTCATTACACAACACCACACACCTAGCACCTTGATGTGCAAAGCCTGTAGGAGAAGCGATTAAAGAGGCATGGAAGCTAGTTTTACCTGTGTTAGGTCTAGCACCTACCTCAATCAAGTGACCCTCATTAACACCCTCTAATTGATGCACCAATGATGGTATATTAAATGACCATCTAGTCTCTAGGTCGTTGCTCTTGATAAGATTCTCAATACTAAGGTCTTCCCAATCCACATTTAGATTAGGAATAAAGTCATCACCATAGGAATCAAGTATATTTCTAAGAGGTTCAAGTGTGGATTGAGTACCATTGACATAGTTAAAACCAATGTTAGCAATATCTTCACCCACGATTTGTTGAAATAATTTTGAAAGCACTTCTTGTGCAATGTCTTTTCCAAGTTCAGTCTCCTTCTTCAATGTAAGAAACATTGATTCGTATGCCTGTTTCTGTGCAGTAGTCAAGCTAGGATTAGATGATAAGAACAATGCCTGTATTTCATCTGTAGTAACTGTCCTATCATACTGTAACATAGCTTTATCTATGGTTGCTTTGATCTTTCTAACTTCTTTACTGAACAATCTATCAGGACACTTAGCACCTTTGTGATCTTCATAGAAATCTTTATTCATCAAAGTTTTAATTAACGATAGTTCCATTTAATAACTCCTTTAGTTTAGTTAAATCATTCTCTCTTCTATATTTTAAATCGTCTTCTAACTTTAACACTAAGACTTCGTTAACATAACTCCTAAGTTCTTTCATAATATTGAAAGACTTGTAACTAGCATCAGGGTCTAAAGCAATGATGACTGTTGAGAATTGTTGTAAATGCTCTCTGTGTTGTTGTGATAAAGATGTTCCTAACAAAGCAACCCCAACACACCCCTCACTATCAAGCACAGATGCACTCACACAATCCTCAACAACCACTGCAACGTTACCTGTTCCAATAGAAAAAGGTACGTTACTATTCCCATATCGTTTCCATTTAGGGTTTGTAAATTTACTAGTTGCTCTTCCAACTGCATCTACAATTATCCCTTTGTCTCTTATGGGAAACACAATCCTCTTTTCTTTTACGTCAAAGTACAGAGGAATACTCTCAGAGTTTATCCCATACTTATGGGCAAACTCTTTTACTTCTTGCCTACCTGTGTGATGAACCACGTAGTCAGGTAGATTAAATTTATTCTCATCTTGTTGCACCAAGTTAAAGTAGTTTCTAATATCGGCAACTGATAATGTTGTTCTTGTAGAACCTGACACCTTGCATGATGCCTTGTAACAATTCCATAGCAACTGTCCTACATTGTTTGTGATTGTAAAAGTTTTATATCCACCACAGTTAGGACAGTTCATTCTTTTTGTTTCTCCACTTGCTAATTCATCTGCTATGTTGTTTATTATATCCATCATCGTGGCACATCCATAGTGCTTTTAACATAGGTTTGTCTTTTTGTCAAGGCATTTTCTGCAGATGCATAAGTATTTTTCATGTAAGGCTTTACACTATTGGGTGTAGAATGCCCTGTAACTGACATAATCTGTGCCATAGAGACACCTGCCTCAACCATTTCTGTTGTACCTGTCCTTCTCAGGTCTGCTATACGTAGTTCTTTTGGTAGTCCACACAAGTCTAACACCCTTCGTGCTACTTTTGATAGCCTGTGTAGGGTGTAAGGCTCGTATGACTTACGTCTAGCAAAGGGATATGGTGCTACCCATTCTTGAAAACCAAACTCTTCCTTCTGTTGTATTAACATTTCTAGTAAGTCTTCACTTATGGGTAGATGCACCAATGCTCTACGTTTAGATTGCTCAAGATTCAATACTCCTGTATCAAAATCTATGTTGCTAAACTTTAACATTCTCATGTCTCCAACTCGTTGACACCATTCATATGCCATCTGAACTATTAGTCCTAAGTTCCTGTATTCAAAGGATAAATAGCATTCATCTAAAAAAGTTTTGACCTGCTGCCTTGTCCAAGTTACACGTCTATTGTGTGTTGTTTTGCATTTAAATGTCTTGAACGGATTAGTTTCTGCGTAACCCATTTCATTTGCATATGAATACATTTTCTTGGACACAGAGCATATGTGATTAGCAAAAGACACACCTCTCTTGAGCCATGTCTCGTATGCTCGTCTAGCTTTTACACCTGTAAAGGTAGACACTCTTGATCTAGACACGTGCCTACCATTCACAGGGGTGGATAACATCTTGTCTAAGAAGTAGATGTAATCCTTTTGTGTTTTACTTGCTAGAAGTTTGAAGTCTTGTGACTCTAGGTATTTGTCTTTTAGTTCTAGAATATTCATTGTTCTCCTTTCTTACATCCCATATATTAAATGTGGGTATAGTCTTATCAGGGATCAAACTCTCATGTTCTCTGTCAATTAATTCTGAAAATAGTTCGTAGCTTTTATCTTCCATGTTACACCTTCCATGCTATATAAATACATAATGCTATTATCAATAGCTTACCATAATCGAGGTCAAACTTTGTACCCTCTCCATATTTCTTATGATACTCCACATTAAAAAAATCTGTTATTCTATGCCACATGATTATCTCCTTTCATATTATTCATGTTCTCCACCCATGTCATTATCGTCATACTTAATTCTCTTGCCATCGTGATACATATATCTACTTCTGCTTGGTGTATGATAGCCTTTCTTCAAAAAGAATGTAGGCTTTCTCTTTGCAGTTTCAAACGTAGCTACAGTTAATACAACTGCACTTATTAAAAATACGTGAGCAACTGCAGTTATACCAAACACCCACATACTACCAAAGTACATAGAGAATACTATGCACCACATCCATGCCAACACTTGCATGACCATATGTCTTGTGTTTAAGTCAGGTATGTGTCGCAACGGATTACGTTCATGATTCATGACAGATTGCCATGTGTCGTGTACTATTTTAGTCATGTGTCCACTCCTCTTGTTTACAAAACAGATCTATACCAAAGTCATAGCCTTGGTTATAATAATGGTGTGATTGTTTCTCAATCTCCATACCCTTGAGTATGTGTGCGATCACATCAACTGTCCACCCATTGCCAATCATCTTGTATCGTTGTGTCTTGGACACACCTTCTGTATAATTATCAGGTAGTGTTTGCAATCTCTCACACTCAATAGGTGTTAGCTTTCTCCATGTCATACCTTCTACCACAACATTATCTTTTTGTACAGTAGTAAGACAATTAGTTTTATTATCATCTCGTATCTCTACTTGTGGTGTTAGTGGTAAATCCATTTGATAATCTTTACGTACACCATCTGCATTTAATCTACGATTAACTATGCGACCACCCTTTGCAGAATACGTAGCTACCTTTGGTTCTCTATTGCCACCTTGCATGGTCAATAGTGTAGGTGCTTTACCATTCATATGATACACTTCTTTTGTTGCTCTGTAATTGTAGTGTGCATATTCTTCTGCATCTCCTACAGGTATTAGTCTATCAACAATAGTCATGCCATTATTTCCTGCTCCCTTGTACATTGTAGCAGTAGCACACAAAGACTTTTGGTATGGGTGTTTGTGATGCCTAGCATTACGTTCATTGATTGGTACAGGTGGCTCTCCATGATCCTCTTGTAATATATCTCGTAACACTAAACCTTTGTCCTCTATGTCAAGGTCAACAGGTATGTTTGTCCAATATAAACGTCTACGATTCTGTGCAGAAAATAAACTAGAGTTTATCATTATAGGTTCTACTCCCATATACTCTGTGATTATATCTTGAAACTCTTTTTTCATAACTACATTCTCAAGTAGAAAATACTTTGGTTTAACTAACTTCATAATTTTTACAAACTCAAAGAATAACTTGGAACGTGGGTCATCAAATGCTAACTGATCTCCTGCAAAACTATATCCCTGACATCGCGAACCACCTAGAAGTAAAGTTATATCTTTTATTTTTGCTTTATCTATTTTAGCATACTCCAAATCATCTGCCACTTCTGTTACATCTCCTAACTGTATTGTGTTAGGGAAGTTCTTTTGTGCTATCTGAATAGCGTACTTATCTATCTCACAAGAGAAGTAGTTATCCACTTCAATGTTAGCACGTTCCAAGGCTAACTGCCCACAACTCATGCCATCAAATAAACTTAGTACATTCATATCTATTCTCCTTATATATAAACTTTAGGGTTACCATTTTCTGTTGAATCCATAAGAATCCAACCTGTCCAATCTTGTGGTATCTCTTTCCACTCTTTAGGTTTGTATTGGTTGTCATCATGTCTTTGATGCTTAAAGTAATCATCTTCATATGGATCATACTTTACTCTATCCCAATCAAGATGTAGCCTACCTTTCACATAAGGTATAGCATTACCTTCGTAGATGTAGCCTACTGCAAAGGCATGAACATTCTTCTTTCCCTCTTGTCTCACTCGCTTTTGTCCACCCTTACGTACAACAAACTTAGCACCATCTTCTAGCACAAGATCTTTTTTATGATCTATTACTAGACCACTCTTGCAATCTTGTATACTCCACACATTCTTGTGTAAATTCCAATAGACTCTAACCTTTTTCATATCTAAACTCCTATGTAGCATGAGAAGAATAAAACAATTATCCCACTCACAATTAAAATTATTAATGTATCGTTATTGTTTGGTAACATAGTTATACCCCCATTTTTATTTAGTGTCAATGTAAACTCTCATGTGTGTACAATCTCCCATGTTTGCACCATGATATGCCCTACCTTGTCCATACAATTCCTTCTTGAGGTGTTGCCCTTTCACTCTTATGTTGTATGATTCTTTATTAAGATACTTCCTACAGTTCTTGACAAACTCCTTGCCCTCTTCGTCTTGTGGTACTTCACTAAAGGTATAGTAGTGTCCTTTTGTAGTGCATTCATTATAGTAAGCATCTCTCCAATGAATTTTATCTTTAGTTTCTTGTTCTAACAACTTGTCTTTTTCATCTATAATAGCTTGTAGTCTGTCCTCTTGCTCTTTCAAGTTTGTTTTATACACCTCATGATTGTGTTCATTAAAACTTTCTACTTGCTCTAGTTTAGCAGTTAAATCTTTAACTCTACCCATGTGTTTAGATCTATCAAGCATATTCTCTTGGTCGCATAGCTTTACAAAAGCTCTGACCATATGTTGAAAATCCATATGTGAGATAGGTATATATCTATCCTCTTCCTCTGAATAGTATGTCTTGTAATTCAAGTCATACATATCACTTGCAAGTTTACCTGTAGTTGTTGTTGCACCTAGCATTTTTACTACTCTATGTATTTTCATTTTGTATCTCCTCTGCTAAAAATAAATTACTACAAACTGCATAATATATGATACCATTACGTTCAATTATATTATGTATCTTACCTACACAAGTAACATCAATGTACTTTGACTTTGCTACTACCTCAGTTCCTATTTCATATTCGTATGGCATTATCTTAACTCCTCTATACGTTCTATGATTACATCATCATAACCTTTAGCCTTCCATTCATCTGCATCTCTTTTGGCATCATTATAGTTCTTGTAGTAGTCATCATTACCACCTACCCAAACTATGTACTTATACTTATTAGCTAAATCATTTTCAATTTCTAATATTACCTTATCCATTTATTTCCACTCCTCTATTGTAAAGTTACTAAATAATTTTTCGTGATCTATATATCTTTTACCCATAAACTGAACTCTACTCTTTAATTCATCTATTGTCAAGTTCTTTACGTCTGCACTATCTCCTTCATCATTACAACTTAGAATGATAGCATTGCCACTTACGATAACGT